GGGGACATCGGAGACTATACGGAGGTGCAAAGCGGGCGCATAGCCCAGGAACTGATGGAAGCCGAACGCGTGAGCCGACGCATCCATGTGCGTATCAACAGCAACGGCGGGGAAGTGTACAGCGGCATTGCGATATTCAACGCCCTGCGCCATAGCCAGGCCGACATCCGCATTTATGTGGATGGCATAGCCGCCAGCATGGCCAGTGTGATAGCCCTTTGCGGCAAGCCCGTAGAAATGAGCAAATATGCCCGTCTGATGCTGCACAGTGTGAGCGGCGGGTGTTACGGCAACAAGCAGGACCTGCAGCGTTGCATGGAAGAGATAGAAAGCCTGGAAGGCAGCTTGAGTGAAATCTATGCCGAGCGGCTGGGCATGAGCAAGGAAGAAGTGAAACAGACCTATTTTGACGGCGAGGACCATTGGCTGACCGCCAAGGAAGCCCTGGACCTTGGTTTCATAGACGACATCTATGATGCAGACCCCGTGCCGGCAGACAGTACACCGGCGCAGATATATACTTTATTCAATAACCGGCTCGTTGAGCCACAAAAAAACAGAGAAGACATGAATCTGGAAGACGTAAAGAAACGCCCGCGCTTCAAGGACTGCGCGAGTGATGCGGATGTGTTCCGCCTGATGGACCAACTGGAGGAAGAGGCAGGCAAGGTACCTATCCTTACGAAAGAGAACACCGACCTGAAGGCCAAGGTGAAGACCTACGAAGACAAGGCTGAAGCCGAAGACCTTGCCGCCCGCAAGCAGCTGCTTGACGCAGCCGAGCAGGACGGTCGCATTGATGCGACTACCCGCCCCATCTACGAAAACCTTTTGGCCAATGACCGCGAGAACGGCGAAAAGGCCCTGGCCCAACTGCCGGTAAAGCGCCGTGTGATGGAAGACCTGCATCTGGAACCGAATGGTGAAGAAAGCCCCTGGAACAGGCGTATGCGAGAAATTAAGGACAAACGTAAAAAGTGATTGAACTATGGCAATAATTGTAAGAAACACGAATTACAGCGGCGAGGTACTGGAACAGTTGCTGACGCTTGCCGCTACGAGCAATGAGATTGTGGAAAAGGGGCTGATCATGGTGATTCCCGGTGTGGAGAAGAAAATCAGCCTGCCGCGCCTGAAGACCGGCAAGATGCTCCAGAAGCGCAAGGAGAACCCCGGCGTGGAGGATTCGAAGGGCAACTTCAACTACGACGAAAAGAGTCTTGACCCGGTGGACTTCATGGCCTTTACGGTGTTTAACCCCCGCACGTTCGAGAACATCTGGCGCAAATGGCAGCCGAAGGGCAACCTGGTATTCTCGGAACTTCCGCCCGAAGCGCAGAACGCCCTGCTTGCCGAGTTGGCCAAGCGGGTACAGTTTGAACTGGGTGACCACTATGTGAACGGTGAATATGGGGATGATGACGACCACTTGTTTAACGGCATCCTGACCCAGATGGCCAAGGATACTGAGGTGATTGTGGTGGACAGCGCAGAATCGACCATGCTGGGCAGACTGAAAGCCATGCGTGCGAAGATTCCCGTGGCCATCCGCAACAACCCGGACCTCCGCATTCTGATGAGCGTGAACGACTTTGACAAGTATGATGACGAGCTGACCCAGCGCGAGTCCAAGAACACGAGCGAAACCGATGTGAATGCCCGTCGCTACAAGGGCATTACCATTGAGACGCTTGCGGCCTGGCCCGATGATCTGATTGTGTGCACCCTCTGTTCGCCCGATGCCGGCGGCAACCTGTTTGCGGCTGTGAACCTGCAGGACGATGAAGACGTGATTCAGATTGACAAGATCTCGAACGCGAGCGAACTGTACTTCTTCAAGATGCTGATGAAGGCTGACACGAACATTGCCTTCGGTGAAGAAGTGGTGGTGCTGGACAAGCGAAGCAACCCCGTGTTCAAGGCGAGCGAGAAGAAGATTTCAGTTGACCCTGCCAGTGTGACCCTTGAGGCAACCGGTGGCAGTGAAGAAGTGACCGTGACCGCCAGCGGAGAATATGAGATAGGCAGTACCCCTGCCGGCTTCAAGGTGGAAGCGACGGATAAAGGCGTGAAGATTTCGGCCGGTGCAAACAGTGGCAGTCAGAAAACCGGTACACTGACCCTTACGCTCAATGCCGACCGCAGCAAGACGGCCAAGATTACCATTACCCAAAACCAGAAAGGATAAGATGGTATGGCAAAATTGAAGTATCTGGTAATTCACTGTACGGCAACCCCGGAGGGGCGTGAGGTATCATCGGCGGACATCCGGAAGTGGCACACTTCGCCCGTAAGCCAGGGTGGCAGAGGTTGGAAACAGGTGGGCTACACCGACCTGTTCCACCTGCAGGGCGGTGTGGAACGCTTGGTGAACAACAACGAGGATGCGCAGGTAGATCCCTGGGAAGTGACCAACGGAGCCAAGGGGTACAACAGCGTGAGCCGCCACATTGTGTATGCCGGCGGTGTGGCCAAGGACGGCAAGACCCCGAAGGACACCCGCACCGGCTGCCAGAAAAAGGCACTGGAGAAGTATGTGAAGGACTTCCATCGCAGATTCCCGGATGTGCGCATTGTGGGACACAACGAGCTGGCGGCCAAAGCCTGCCCCAGTTTCGATGTACAGAAATGGCTGAAAGAAATAGGTATTAACCAATAATAAAAGAAGCAATCAATGAAACGAATTATGCTGTTTATGATGCTGATGCTGGGAACAGTATCGGCTGTGATGGCCCAAGGGGCCGATGTTCCGGCAACGGACTATGACGCAATGATTGGCACCTTTGCCGGTTTCGTCGGCGGTGTGGTGGTGCTTACTGAAGGGTTGAAAGGTTTGTTCCCTAACATGAAAGGCTGGGTGACGCAGCTGGTGAGCTGGTGTGTGGGCTTGGTGTGCGCGATGCTACTGTGGTGGCTTGATGCCGGATTTGTGAGTGATGTGAGCTGGGACATTGCCTTGCTCTATGGTTTTGGTGCCTCACTTGTAGCCAATGGGGTAGCCGACACGGGACTGGTGCAATGGGTTATCGGACTATTCCGAAAGAAACGCGAGGAAGCAGAATAAAAGGTTGACTGACTAAAAAACGGGTGGTATGGACTTTAGCGAGATCATGAACATTATTCTTAGCGGCGGCCTTGTGGGCACTGCAGCAGCCATCGGTTCCCTGCGTGCTACGGTGAGGAAAGCGAAAGCGGAAGCGATGAAAGCCGAAGCCGACGCAGAGGGTGTGCGTGTGGATAACGCAGAACATGCCACCCGCGTTTTGGTGAGCAATATTGTGGTACCCTTAAAAGAAGAACTGAATGCAACAAGAAAAGACCTGCAGGCCAACAAGCGCGAAATGGCGCGACTGCGCAAGGCCATTGACACTGCCAACAGTTGCCGCCATCATGATGACTGTCCTGTGCTTGGCGGGCTGCGCAAGCAGCAGGAAGAGCACGACGGTGGAGAAGATACAGACGGAATCGGCAAGCACCGACAGCGCGAGCGGAAGCCGACGGGCGGGACTGGTGATGGCGGGTATACCGGCGAGTTCGGTGAAGCTGTCTATACCTGCGGACAGCCTCCGTAAACTTCCTGAAGGTGCCGTGTACCGTGGCAAGAGCGGACAGGCGAATCTGACCGTAGGCAGCGACGACAGCGGGAACATCGTGGCCGAAGCCTCGTGTGACAGTCTGCAGCAGCTGGTGCTATGGTATGAAGAAGAGCTGGCGCGCATCCGTAGCGAAACCAAGAGCGAAATTTCAAATGACGTTCAAACAGTAGAAAAACGCCCTCCGAACCGGATGCGGACGTTTATCACAGGTGTATTGGCCGGCTTATTGGCCGGTGTGTTATTAACCATCAAACTTTATAAACGATGAACAAGAATTTCATGTACGGCATAGGAGCCGTAAAGTATAAGGATTTCACAATCGGGTATATTGAAAAGAACTCGTTTGACCTGGGCGGCAAGAAACCCGAGGCCGCGAAGATCGAGGCCGAACAGGTGCAGGGTGCCCCGGTGCTGGTCATCCCACAGAGTAACGGCGGCATCGCCCCGACGTTCAATGTGATCCAGATGAACTATTCGAACCTGCACAAACTGCTTGGCGGCAGCCTGCATTATAAGAAAGAAGACTCGGAAAAGAAAACTCCGATCGGCTGGACAGCCCCGTCGGAGGTGCTTGTCATGCAGGGACCATGGGAACTCTCCCTCGTGTCCGGACAGAGCGTACTGATTCCCAACGCCACGCTGCTTTCCAATCCTGCAGGCAAGCTGACCCTTACAGAAACCTCCAAGATAGAGGTTACGCTCGAAGTGGCGATGCCGGAGGACGGTTCGCAGCCTTACGGCGTGTTCGATACGGAAGCAATACCGGACGAGTGGGGGCAGTACAAGCTGCCGCCGGCGGAAGCCGCGGCTGCAGCATCGCTCCAAAGTGAGGAGGGCTAACGTATGGCTGACCGTTTGGAACAACTGATAGAGATGGAGTGTGCGGACGCGCTGCTTGACAGCGGCGTGTCCGTACCTCTTAAAAGGTGGAAGCTTCCGTGGCTGAAACGCCCGGTGGAGGTGCGTGTGACGATGAAGCGTCCGAGGCTGCGGGGTCAGATTCTGCTGGCGCGGGAATACCTGAAGACGGGTGTCAAACCCGATTGGCAACCGAAGGACAAGACCGAGGAACTGGCCTTTGTGGCGGAGCATGGTAAGGCTGTGAGCCGCCTGCTGGCCTATACGGTATGCCGGGGATACGTGTCGCGGCACGTGGGCATCGGGGTGACAGCGTGGGTACTGCGGAACTTTGTGGAGTGGCGTTATCTGACGGCCATGTTCCGAACATTCGAGCGTCTGATGGGCACGAAGGATTTTATGCGTATTATCAGCTCGACAGCGCGGGCGAACCCGATGACTCCGAGACTGAGCCAGGCAAGGAAGGGGAGTTAAGAACCCGGTATGAAGGTTCCCATAGCCCTTTCGGCTTCGTGTGGCAGATTGCATCGGCGACCGGCTGGAGCGTGGATTACATCCTTGATGGGGTGAATTACCAGACGCTGATCATGATGCTGAGCGACGCGCCGCGGTATGTGCGGAAAAAGCAAGGCGGCGGAAACGGTGCTCCCAGACCGGAACACAGCGCCGAGGATGAAGCGAACGATATAGTAGGATTTTTTCAAAGCAAACTGGAATGAGCAAACCTGTAGAAGTTGAATTTTTGATGAAGGACAAACTCACGCCCGGCATGAACAAGGCCGAACGTGAGGCGCTGGAACTGCGTAATACCGTCAGGCTGCTGGAGGCTGAACTGGAAAGGCTGCGCCTTGCCGGGGAGACGGCTGCCCCCAATCTGGACCAGAGTGCCAATATCGCGCAGATCCATGCACTGGAGAAGCAGCTTGAGGAATTGCGCGGCAAACTGAAACTGCTGCAGGAGGAATCGGAATCCGTGCAGGTCACCCCTGCAGACATGCCCAATGCACAGCGCCAGTTCAACGGGCTTCACAACAGCATCCAGCAGATGGCCCGTGAAATGCCTTCTTTGGCCATGGGACCGCAGATGTTCTTTCTGGCCATATCCAACAACCTGCCGATTTTTACGGACGAACTGGCCCGTGCCCGTAAGGAATATGATGAGCTGCAGAAGTCAGGCAAGAAAGGCACACCGGTATGGAAACAGGTCCTGTCCTCGCTCTTTTCCTGGCAGACGGCCATGACCACCGGCATCATGCTGCTGGTAATGTACGGTGATGAAATCTGGGATTGGACGAAAAACCTGTTCAGTGCCAAAAAAGGCGTGGATGAATTCAACATATCACTCAAGGAAATGACCGAGATAGAGAAGGACGGTCGTGCCCAGATGGTGCGTACCCGCTTCGAACTGAAATCGGTCATCGATGAAATAAAGAACTTCACCGGCAGCAAGGAACAGGAAAAGGCGAAGGTAGAGGAACTGAACCGCAAGTACGGGGAATCTTTCGGGTATTATAAAACACTTTCCGAATGGTATGATACCCTTATCCAAAAGAGCGAGGACTATGTACAGGTTCTGCTGCACCAGGCCAATGTCCAGAACCTTGTAAAAAAAGCTGCAGAAGCCGATGAAGAGGTGAATAAAATCAAGGCGCAGAAACCGGAAGAGGCGGAAAGCGCCATGGGCTTTTTCGGGAAATGGGGACAATATATCATGCAGTCAAGCATGGCAGAATCCGGGCAGTTCTATGACGCACAGGCTGCCATCAAGAAACATGATCAGGAAGCTTATGACATACTGTTGAAAAATGCCGAAAACAAACGCGACGGTTATCTGAAAAAAGCGGAGGAAGAGGTAAGGAAAGCCGCAGAAGCAGCCAAAAAAGGAAATATCGGCGGACATACCGACCCCGAACAGTCCGGGAAGAATCCGGAAGCGGAAGCCAAGCAACGGCTTGCCACAGAGCGCAGGCTGGCGCAGGATCTTGCCGCCCTGCAGGCCGAGAACCGGAAGGAAGAGATAGACCGTATGCAAGCCGGTACCGAAAAGAAACTGGCACAAATCGAATATGACTATAACGCCCGGAAAGAAGAGATAAACCGGCAGGAAGCCGACTGGAAGCGTGAGAACAAGGAAGCCGGTCTTTCCACCGGAGATAACGGACTTACCCGGGAGCAACAGGATGAACTTGAAAAAGCCCGTGCCTCAAACACCGCGTCCCGGAAAAAAGCGGAGGCGGACGTGTACAGGGAAGAGGCGGAAGCCATGCGTGACTATCTGAAGGAATACGGGACCTTCCAGCAGCAGAAACTGGCCATCGCTGAGGAATATGCGGAGAAAATCCGCAAGGCACAGTCCCAGGGCGAAAGGCTGACTTTGGAGAAGCAGCGTGATGCGGCTGTGCACAAAGTGGACATGGAAGCCCTTACCCAGAAGATAGACTGGGGAGCAGCGTTCGGGGATTTGACCGGTCTGCTTGCAGACCAGATGAAGAACCTGCTTGGCGAGCTTAAACAGTATGTCAAGACGGATGAGTTCAAAAAAACGGGAGCCGCAGACCAGCAGGTCGTTTACGATGCCATCGAACGTATTCAAAGCATGCTCCCCGGTGGCAACGGGACATTGGATTTTGCCCGGCTGCAAACGCAGATGCACGCTTTGGGGGATGCCGTAACACGCGTGCAAAATGCGGAACTGCAGCAGGAAGCGGCATTCATTCGGTTAAAAGCAGCGCAGACCGATTACAACAAGGCTCTTGAAAGCGGTAACCAGGCAGAAATAGAACGTACTAAAATCGCTCTTCAAATGGCCCAATCGTCCAGCATTTCAGCTGACGAAGAATACCTGAACGCCACCTCTGAAATGAAGGCGCTTGCCGGGGAGGTGAAAAGTGCCTCCCAGGACACGGTTGACGGGTTGAACATGGTATCCGACGGGTTGCACGGCTTTGCGAGCGGAACCTTGCAGGGAGCATTTGAAGGAATCCAGAACATGCTTACCGGTCTTTCAAAACTGAATATCGGAGGCAAGGTCGGTGATGCCATCAGTCAGATGTCCGAGACCCTGTCAAGTGCCGGAGTCATCGGGCAGATCATATCGGCTATTCTCTCCATACTGGATTTGCTGAAAGACGGTATTGGCCCGATTATCTCATCATTGATAGACACCATTTTCAATGCGATAACCGGAATACTCGACAATATCCTCAGCGGAGACCTGTTCAAACAGATAGGCGGTTCCCTTGTGAAAGGTATCGGAGGACTGCTGAACACGGTGTCTTTCGGAGGTTTCAACAAACTGTTCGGCATCGGCGGGAACGCCAAGGAAGTGCAGGCGGCTATAGACCGTCTTACAGACCGGAACGAGAAACTGCAGACTTCCATCGAAGACCTGACCGATACCATCAAGGCAAGCAAGGGGACAAAATCGGTGGAAGCTTACCGGGATGCTTACAAATACCAGAAAGAAACGAATGCAAACTATCTGCAGATAGCAAAGGAACAGGCCCGATACAGCGGAAGTCACCACAGCTGGAACTACTACTGGGGTGGTTTCAACCAGGCACAGATAGACAAACTGAGCGGGCAGATTGGCCGCCAGTGGGACGGGAACCTGTGGAG